CTGTTTTCGGTCGCAACGATATAGCAAGTCTCACACTTAAAAATGTTTTGAATTGTCGATGTATATTCGCTATCCGATTTTACAATGTATTTTGTATTATCTGCTTGCACTCCAATACAGCACTTCTTGGCAACGCTATCCTGATAATAATCTAGATAAATGGGCTTGTCTTCATCAATAGCCAGTTGGGCTGCACGCATTAACACACTTGCAGATGGTATTGCCATTTATTTTACCAGTTGTTTCTCATTTAGTGTATTGAACGCATTTCAATACATCTTCGAGACGAAATCGCGATCGCATAGAAAGACTCGGTAGGTCTGGTCGAGGAATGTCTAGAATTTCCCGGATAGCCTTTTGTATCAGTTGTTTTAGAACAATAGATGTTGCGGGAAGAACTTTTGAACTTTCAAACAGGAAATCAACATACTGCGTCACGTTTTCCTCTGCCTGTTCGGTTTTTTGCTGCTTTGCGATTACCAGCAGTTCTTGAATCACGTCTTGTAGAGACGTAAGCATAATGTCTTCATTGATTAGATTTCGGACAAACAACTGAGTGAGAAATTTTGCATATCCTCTACGAGTTTGTTTTTGCTTCATCCACAGAATAACCTTGTTATCAAAATCTGCTTCAGAAACTTGAGGGTATGTCAGAGTAACATTGTTGTCATACAATTTCGTAAACATCTTGGCTTGTGTAGACAGATCTTCCGATACTTCCGAAAACTCTTTTTGCAGAATCAACGCAAAATCCCCAAGAATTCCTGCATACATAGATTCTGTAATCGCCTTGTTAAACACCAACGTGGTAATTCGTAGACGAAACTCCTCGTCTCGCTTGGAAATAATTGTGATAGCCTGTTCCGAGAGTTTTTGAATATTTTGCAAACTGAGTTTGTTTAGAATTGCAAAGACTTCGTGATAATCCTTGTCATCCTTGTCCCTGATTTTGCTTACATAGGTTGCCAAAGCCTTTTCTCGCCAATTCTGGACTTCTTGCTTTGGCCGAAATGTTGCGTGTTTTGCAGGGCGAAAGGGTTTGTACACCACAGGCATGATTCGAAGTTTTGCGATGTTGTCTTGCACGGACTTCGGCAACGAAAGTTTTGCCCCAAAACGAACCCCATAGATTTGCGAAACTGTTAGGCTCATTTGTACTACTACATACGATTCTGTTAAAAACGAATCCATTTCCAGTCTACATCAAACTATCGTAGCAATAGTACAAATGGGATCAACCATAGAGACCACAAAACTCCAATATTCTTGGATTCTGTGGTATCATGATCCCGACAACAAGGATTATTCGTTTGAAAGTTATGTTAAAATCGCGGACATGTCGACTCCGCAGCAATTCTGGACGATCGTAGACTCCATTTCCAAAGAAGCATGGGAATCTGGCATGTTCTTCTTCATGCGCAGAGGATTCAAACCTCTGTGGGACGTCCCCGAAAACGAGGCGGGAGGCGCATGGTCCAAAAAAATAGATGCTGCGAACGTATACACTACATTTATTGACCTGATGGTGAATTGTATTTGCAATGAATTTCTTGTGCATCGCAAAGAAACTCTTGTAGGAATTACGCTGTCTCCCAAAGGCCAGGCTTCCATCATCAAAATTTGGAATACGACTACAACCGTGTCCGATACGTCCTATATTAATCCAGGAATGACTGGATTTAAAATTGGGGATGATGTTACGTACACAGCACACAAATCAAGACCTAAATAAATACAATGAAACTGGAAATAGAATTTAACAAAGAAAAAATCATACAATGTTTGCAAACAAATATACAAACACTCATTTACGTTTTGTATGCATGGTTTACCACAGATGGTGAAATTTTAGGGTATATTCTTGGAATATGGCATATTATCATTTCCATAACTATTTTCGTGTCTATCTTGCTTTCGCACACCTTTTTTCCGTTTGTCTGGTTTCAATTAGGATGTTTTCTTTGCTTGTTGTGTATCTGGATACAACATGTTTGTTTGCACGTATGCGTCGTCTTTCTTGCCGAAGTTGATTTCACCAAGAAACACCCGCCGTTTTACACCGTTGTACAAAATACAACTGGACTGAGATTAGAAGAATACCAAACACCGTTTTTGCTTGTCGAAACAACTGTTGTATGCTGCCTTTTTCTCGAACTTTTAGGGAAATTTTCCTTGTTTCTTTTTGAAGTCTATAACAATGCGTTTGTTGTTTGTTGATGGCTGGAACTCTTTCTGGCATTTTGTTTTCGGGTGTTTGTCAGTGTTTTCCTGGCAAATAACCTTTTTCTTTTCTCTCTATCAACTTTTGGATCCTTTTGAAACAAATATTCTTGTAGATTTTTCTGAGTTCTTTTTGGGACATAATCTTATGGTTTTGTGTTTGTTTTCTCATGTGTTTTATATGTATAATTCCTCTATTCGATTTCTTTTACGCCGAGCAATTCATCAAGCACAACTTAATGTCCCCAAGATTCGCAATCACATACCGAATCATCAGGAACCAGTCGTTCTTCATGTGAATTTCCAGATTGTTCGATAGATTCGTGCACTTCGTAAACAGGACTAGTAACGGCAACGAAAAATTGCCCGTGACAATTTCATCTGTGGTTTTCTTTTGTATGACAAACTCGTTTTCTGAATCGCCCATTATCGTTGTGCGCGTCGCAAAATGCCCCTTGCAGGAAAACGTCAGTGAAGAACTCACGTTTTTAATTTCCACTGTTTTCGCACCAAGCAAAGTCATATCCCGACAAATCTTTTGGAAATCTAGGGAAGGCATTGTGATATTTGTGGAAAACTCGGTTTCGGGAAGTTGAATGTCTGGCTCGTCTCTGTCCAAAAGATTCAGTTTGTATCGCGTAATCTGTTTTTTCTCGCCATCCTCCAAAAGAATACCCAAGGAATTCGAGTCCTGTTGATCCACATAAAACGTTATCGTATCGTCATTTGTCGCTGTTCGCACAATTCTGAACAAATGATCTGTGTTAATTCCAATCACAAACTTTTGAATATTGTGATTGTATGTGTATTTTTCAAAACGCTCCGCATACAGCCGAAAATGCACCAACACAGTTCGCGTATTGTCCATCGCAACCATTCTGATACCGTCTTTGTCAAAGATCAAACTCATTTCAACCAAAATGCATTTTATGGCTTCTGTCAATGTGCGAATAGCCGCAGTCTGAACCGTCTTGGCTTCCACAATAAACTCAGGCATTTGTATTTTTAATTCTGATACGTGTATATCAAAGAATGCCCACGGAGGATTACAGCAATACTTCCCGAACAGCAAGACTTAGACAACGTGCTTCTCTACGAGGCCTTAACAAAGTTGCCCATGCTCTTGATTATGACACGCAACTTTCCATAAAGTTAGGCGGACTTGTTCAGAAAACCAAGAACTCGTCGGGAATTTTGTATGAGTGCGCATGTCCTGTAAACGCAGGTTGAGTAGGCACGTTTTCGCGCCAACAAGACGGTTCATCAGGTGTAGGTGCTCAATTTACCTGCGACGGCAATCAATGTGTTAAAAATGGTGGAGATTTGTATTCACCACCTTATCCTCAAATCAATGCAATTCCAGGAACAAGTGTCACTACTAGTGATACTGTAGCAATTGTGAATTGTACTTCATTACCTGTAACTATTGACTTTTTAACTTATAGAATGCCCGATGGTCCGACTGGACCTTGTACGGAAAGTGGTGTAGTTGGAGTATTACAGCCAGGTAATTGTTTTATACATGACGGAAGTGGATCATGTAGTTTTGATCCACTAACAGAATACTGGGAGATTGTATACACGTTTTCACAACAACAAGTTGTCGAATGATGATTAATGTAGTTTGTGTTTCATTGTCTCGGACTTCTTTTTTGAGACAATACGGCCTGCTTTGTTGTACATTAAATCGTCCTTTTTTAGACCACCAACGGTCTGTTCGGCGCCTCCATGCATGACCTTTGCTCGCGATCCTACTTTTTGTGTCTTCTTGTTCGGCATTTATCCATACACCTTTCTTTTTATTTCTCGTGTTCCAATACCATACACCAAACTAGACTTTACTTGTTGCTTAGAGTTATCACTATATCCGTCTACCTGTCTACACATACACGGCTCCAACGCATACCAATTGTCTTTTTTTTGCAAAGTCTTCCATGAGACATCCGCAGTATATTTTGGATTATGATAATCAAATCCAAATCCACTTCGCAACTTACACACGCTAGTTCTGCGATTTTGCAGAAATGTGTCGTAATACGAACTATGTACAAGATAGGCTCCCGCATTGTTTGCATTGTGAACTCTGGGAAACTCGTATTTCCAATACCATCCCACAAGCATGATGACATCCCATTTTGGAAGGTTTGTTAGTTCCTCAAGTTTTTTGTAGTTTTCCTCGAAATGTTCGAGCCATTCCAAATCGTCTTCCAAAATCAAAACGTTTTTCCAGCCTTGTTGTTTCGCCATCATCAATGCTCGCGTGTGGCTTTCCAAACATCCTAGCGCTCCATATGTTCGTTTTGTCGCCGATAATCGTTCCACCTTTTCCATAGGTATATTGCCTTTCTTGAAAAACGTTTCCATTATGTTTCGGCGGTCTTCGCGGTGATCAAGATTTATGTATAGTATTTTGTCCACGAATTCCCACATTATATTTTAGTTCCATATTTGAATTTGTGTCTACAGACTCAAATATGGCCTTTCGGCTCTTTTGGATTTTACTTAATTCGTCACAAAGAAACACGCTTAGTTGCTGTACGCTAGACCGCCCATGCCAGACATCACGCGCAGCACGTTGTAGTTGAGCGCATACACTCGCACCTGCGCGGTGTTGGCGCCCGCAACCGTGCTTACCGACACCGTTAGTTGTAGCGTCGCCTTGTCAATGCGCGAGAAGTTGCACGTGCCCGAAGGTTGGTGCTCCTCAGGGCGTAGCGCGAACGAGTAGCAGTTGATACCCGTAGACGGGCATCGGCTGTGGTGCTGGTAGGGCTGCACCTTGTCGAAGTAAGGACCCTCACGCTCCGTAAATCGGTCCTGGCCGTTGAGTTGTAGCTTGGCTACTTCCACAGGGTTCTTGCCGTCGCATCGCACGTCCGCATCTAGTAGCAGCTTGGCTAGAATGTAGTTCGACGTAGAGCCACCCGTCGAAGTAGGGATGTCTGCATCGGCCGTCTGCGTTTGATCATCGGATAAGTTGGCGAGTAGAGCCGTCGCGAGGTCCCAATCGTCCGAGTAGTTGAACGGCTGCTGGCCATGGTACTGGGTGTTGGCCGCACCAGTCGCGCTGCAATCTACGAACGAATCGCGCTGCACTACCCAGAATAGCTCCTTCACGGGGTGATTGAAGTTGAGCTGGATCTTGTTGGACGAAGATGTGATGGACTCCGCACCAGTGTACTGCACCTGCTCAATCAGGTACTCGTGCGACTGCTGGGCAAAACGGCGGCGCTCCTCCGTGTCTAGGTAGCAGTAGTCCACGTAGAGAGACGCACCCGCTAGAGAGCCCACAACTCCATCGCCATAGACGCAGTTGGGCTGGGTCTCGAAATCTACGTTGATGCGCACTTCGTGGTACTGTAGCGCAATTAGGGGAATCGCTACACCAGGGTTGCGGCAGAACCAGAACTGTAGAGGAATGTATAGCGTCTTCGCGGGGGTACCTGCGCGAGATAGACATACCTGCGTGGTCTCATTTGCCGTGCAAGGCTCATCTAGAGCAGCGCCATTGCCCGACTTTGTTAGAACTAGATCATCCGTGTGGCCAATGATAGAGTTTAGGGCGCGTACCGTGCCCGCCTCCGTGGCTACCTGCGTCCAGATCTGCATCCAGTCGCCATATTGACGGTCAATGCGCTGGCCACCAATCTCGAGTTCTACCTGCTTGATGAGTCGGTGACCAATGTAGTGAACCCATCGGAAGGTTTGATCTGCAGTTAGTTCAACGGACGGTAGAACAACTTGTACGTAGGTCTTGTACATTAGATCGGCATTTCGGTTGATAATAGCAGTTACACGCTTGTTGAAGTCGGCTTGGCCGTTGAACGTTACCTCAATCGACTCCATGGCGAAGTTCGTGTGGCGCTTGTATAGAATCTTCCAGAAAGTGATCTGGGGATTGCCCGAAATGTATACGTCCTGCGCTCCATAGGAGACAAGTTGCATTAAACCACCACCCATTTTATTGTTATGTTAAACTACAAGAAAAAATTTTTGGTTGTTTTTGACGTCGACCTATATTTTTCTTTGAAATTTGTAGTAGTTGCGTACCATCTTTACTGTAAGACCCTTCTGTGCAAGAAAGGGATCCATGCGTTCTACATCTTGATGCTTGTTGCACCAAAAGCACATTGGTAAGTCAGTCTTCATATTATACTTCCCTCCTTCGTGATCTGAAATAGCATGTCCCCAAGTAAACCTGGTCTTATTTGAATGCCCAGTTTGCTTGTCACG